AAAGGCTGGAGCAAGCCCTGAAGGCGCTGGATGCCAGCAGTCTTGATGCGGCCATCGATGGATATACTATGGTGGCCTGTGACCCAGCCGACCCGAGAGACAGGGCTGAGATGGTGAGAATGTGCCGGAAGTGGAAGAGACATCCCTTGGGTGATGTCTTCCAGGAGTTGTTTGTAGTTTGCATGGAGGATGAGGATGGCAAGCAAGGAAGAGTTGAACAGGACCTATGAGCAGTACCGCGGCGAACAGTGTCAGGCGTGCGGCGCGACCCGTCGTCTTCCTGGGTACTATGCTCCATGGTTCATTGAGAGGGCGCACATTGTCAACAAGCCCAGGATATGTGACCGACGCGCCGTGGTCCTGCTGTGTTCAGTGTGTCACAAGTTCCAGCACGGAGAGAGGCTGTCAGGTTTCCTAAGGCCCAAGCTTCAGTTAGAGCATTTGCTAGCGATCAAATTTACTTGCGATCCAGACTATTACGACCATGAATTTCTGCAAAGGTACTCAGTCAGGATCCTGCCAGACCCATTGGAGTTGCCAGACTTCTATGAGCACTGGCACACGCACTATTTTGAGAAGTACAAAGGAAGGTTTCCATGCTGATCGGAATCGATCCCAGCCCAACAGTACAATCCTGTGTGGTTTGGGATAGGCAGTTGCGCTGGGTGCTGGAGGTCAGGTCATTCAGATTCCCTGAGGATCAGGATCAGTTCCTGGAGTGGGTTGGGTTGATGCCTGTGGCAGTGGAGTGGATTGAAAGCTACGGTATGCCGGTTGGAAAGGAGGTGTTCCAGACTGTCTTTCAGATTGGCCAGATTGCTGGATGGCTGAGACGCAAGGGCTCTGTTCGTCTCATTCCAAGGAAGGATGTAAAGCTTAGCCTGTGCGGCTCCTGCCGAGCCAAAGACCCCAACGTGCGGCAATCGCTCCTGGATGCGATTGGACCTGTCGGCACGAAGAAAGCTCCAGGCCCACTCTACGGCGTTTCTAACCACTACTGGGCGGCCTTAGGCGTGGCCTATGTGGCATCAGAAATCTGCCCTACAGACAGCGAAGCAACATTTCACAGAAATTCATAGGGATTCTGCGCCCTGAATCTGCCAAACCTGGGCCTAGTTAGTATCGCTTGAAGAGATCAGTTTATGTGTTAAAATTGATCTTGTTCAGTTTTGTTGGTTTCAGGCCTTGTGGAGTTTGATGATGGAAGTGATGCAGTTGGATTTGGTGGTGAAGCAAGCTGTCTTTGGTGCAAGGAGTGCAGGCTTACAGGCAGCCAATGCTGAGGATGCTGGCCAGGATACAGCCCTGGCGATCCTCAAGGGCAGGGAGGTCAAGAATCCAAGCCAGTATGGTCGGCTATTGGGTTTGAATTCTGTGATGGCATGTAGAAGAAAGGCCAACACTGAGGTTGCTTTGAGTGTGGTAGAAGGGACAGAAGGCTTTACCATTGGTTCCACTTCCGACACCGACCACAGCATCTGGATGGATGTCCGGTCCCTTTGTACTGTGTTTGAGGCAGATTGCATCGAGCGACGGTTCCGTGCTAAGCTTACGCTTGAGGAGATTGCCGAGAGCTATAAAGTCAGTACAAGGATGATCTCCAGGACAATCAAGTCTGCACTGGAGAAGCTACGCGATGGAATGGAAGAGTAGGATCGTCGGTCACGACAAAGTCAGGGCCGATCAATTGATGGCCAATCCGTTCAACCATCGCCTTCATCCAATGAAGCAAAGGCAGGTGGTTGAGGCCTCCATCAAGGAGATAGGCTTTGTGAAGTCAGTCTTGGTCAACAAGACCACAGGCCGGATCGTCGATGGCCACGAGCGCGTCATGCAGGCCCTGGGTGCTGGCGATGACACGATGGTCGATGTGGAGTATGTGGAGCTGAGTGAGGAAGAAGAGCTAAAAGCTTTGTTGCTCCTGGATGCGAGCTCCGAGCTGGCCGACGTCGACCGGGCCAAGGTTCAAGAGTTGGCTTCCATGGTAGATTTTGCCTCGGTGGATCTCTTGGCCTTTGCCGATGAGATGACCCTCAACTTTGGCAATCTGGTAGAGGACAAGCAGGGTGAGTGGCAGGGGATGCCAGAGTTCAACAACCAGGAAATTAAGGAGGTTCAGCTGATCGTGTACTTCCCAAGCTTGGAAGCCAAAATCCTCTTTTGCCAAAAGGTAGAGCAGACGGTGACCAAGGAGACGAAGTTTGTTTGGTTCCCCAAGGAGTCCAAGCCGGTCCGTCAGGATGTTGACGGGATGACAGTGGAATGAACAGATACCCAATCTATGTGATCAGCAAGGGTAGATGGGAGCTGCGCCACACAGTGAAGGCGCTGGAGGCAATCGGGGCAGGGTTCAGGGTGGTGATTGAGCCCCAAGAGTTCCCACAGTACAGCCAGGTTATTCCAGAGAGCAAGCTGATCATTCTGCCGTTTTCTAACTTGGGTCAAGGTTCTATCCCGGCCAGGAATTTTGTTTGGCAGCATGCAATCGATGAGGGTCATCAAAGGCATTGGATCCTGGATGACAACATCCGAAGATTCTACCGTCTCCACGAGAATAAAAAGTACACAGTGACAACCACAGCTACCTTTGAGGCGCTGGAGGACTTCGTGGATCGTTATGAAAATGTCCCGATGGCCGGCATGAACTATGAGCTTCTCATCCTTGCCAAAAACAAGGTCAGGCCCATTACTTGGAACACCAGGGTGTACTCTTGCATTCTACTGGACAACAAAAACCCTCTCTGGTGGCGTGGCCGATACAATGAGGACACCGACCTCAGTCTCCGTTACCTCAAGGCAGGCAACTGTACAGCCCTGTTCAATGCTTTCCTGTGCCAGAAGATTGCTACCATGACCTGCAAGGGAGGCAACACAGATGAGCTGTACAAGCAGGATGCAGAGTTCGATGGGAGGCTGGAGATGGCCAGGCACTTGCAAAGGCAGCATCCCGATGTGTGCAAGGTCAGCAGGAAGTGGGGAAGGTGGCAGCATCATGTCGATTACCGTCCCTTCAAGGACAATCCATTAGTCAGGAAGCGAGACGTACAGATCCCAGAGGGGGTGGATAATCGGGGGATGAGGCTTGTGGACAAAACTCTAGACAAGGGACAGGGTCAAGACTAGCATGACACGACGGGCCAGAAATAAGTCACCGCACAGGAAATCCAGAACACGAAGGTATGCTCAGCCGAACGGCAAAGTCATCGAGCGTATCGTTGAAGTGGTAGTGGAGAAGCCAGCGATAGCGACAGGTCTCAATCCTCCTGATGAAAGTCAGGAGAGGGAAGCCTCGGAGTCATTCTTTTGGCCAGAGCTTCAGCCGGCAACGATCGAAGCCGCCACGGCGGCGGGTAGAGGGAGTAGCGTCAAGCAGCTTCAGGATGTAAGAATTGAGCTTGAGGCAGTCAAGAAGAACTACAATATCCCAGAGTCCATCAAGGCCAGAATGGTCTACGAGGCAGCCCGAGCCATGGTCTACTCCAAGGTTCTCAAGGAGAAGTTCTGGGCGATCAAGCTTCTCAAAGAGATGGAAGATGCCAACAACCGGCCCAGCTTGCTCCCGGCTCAGATTACAGTCAACAACCACAACACCCTGTCAGTCAATGCACTGTTGCAGGAGTTTGGCAAGGACTTGATGGATCCTTCCATGGACCTGAGAGAGGTGGTAGTTGTTCCAGGCGCTCCAGGCGATTATGCTGATTGAACAATCTATCCAGAACAGGAGGCTTCCCAAGATGCTGTGAATGCAATAAAGACCCGCCATCGCAATTGGTTGATGATGTGTTGAGTTCTACTATCAAAACCATTCGAGGTATTTCAAATGAAGTTGTCAAAATTAGCACGTGCGAAGTTCAGAGTGAAGATCAGGAGTCTGACCGAAGAGGCGAGGATCATAAGGCAAGAAGAAAGGCGTTGCATTGGTCAGGAGCGTGCCAGTGACCGAGGCGTATTGCGTGGCCATAGGGTTGGCATTGTCCGCGAAGAACAGAGAGCTACATTGTTGGCTTATGCTTTTGTCCGTGGCGTTCCATATCGGGCTGTGGAATGGACTGCAAAGCCTCTGGATGAGGCAGTCATTGGTAGGATCATGAGGATCATCAACAGCTTGGCTTGGTCCTACAAACCGTCGCTCGATGTGTTGCGATCCTGGACGCTGCCATCTGAAGAGAAAGCGGCCTAGCCATGGCTGAGGCGACCATAGCATCAAGGCGATGCAAACAGCTTTCAATCTGTTGGAGGTGGGTCCGATTCCCACTGGTCGCATTTTGGTAACAGTAGCAGCGCAAGACCTATTGCCGGCCAGTCAGTACAAGCTTTCCCTGAAGGAGCTTGAGGCTGTTGAGACCGCGCGAGCCTTCCGATCCCCGTTGTTGTTAGCCAAGCATTTCTCCAAGGAGTATCAAGACTCTAAGCATTTGCATGTGATTGACTGGGAGTTCAGGAATCTGTTGTCGTCGGAGGCGATAGATATCTTGATCATCGCCGCGCCGGTCAGGCATGGTAAAAGCCTGTACTTGTCCAAGTGGGCTCCGGCATGGTATCACCTGACAAATCCCTACAAGAACACCATCACAACAAGTCACACAGCCTCACTAGCCTTGAGTAACTCAGCATGGGTCAGAGACAAGGTTCACGAGCTTGCTCCCTTGGTGGGTCTGAAGGGTGTGGATCCTGGGAAGTCGGCCAAGGGTTACTGGGGTTTGGATCTCCCTGGGGGTGGTGAGTGTCGAGCTGCTGGGGTGGGTGGTGCTATTGCTGGGTTCGGGGCCAGCTTGCTGACAATCGATGATTACCTGAAGGATGCCAAAGCAGCCTACTCGAAGGGGGAACGGGACAAGCAATGGGACTGGTTTCTTGCTGCCGCCTCGACCCGTCTTGCTCCTGGTGGTAAGCTGGTGATGCTTTGCACGCGCTGGCATTCTGATGACCTCATAGGCAGGATCCTGGAGCATCGATCCAAGTATGGTCTGAGGGTCAGGTCTGTTACCTTGCCGGCCTTGAAGGAGGATGATGGCAAGGTCGATCCCTGTGGCCGACAGCCCGGCGAGGCCCTGTGGCCTGAGCAATGGCCAGTGGAGGTCCTGGAGCGGCGGAAGAAGACAAGTGATGTGTGGTGGAGTGCTTTGTATCAAGGCCGCCCATCGAGCGAGGGGATCAACGAGTTCCCTGCCGAGTACTTTGCAAACATCTGGCTATCTGAGGAGGAGTGGCCAGAGAAGTATCCATTGCTATCTGCCAGCTATCTGGACCCGTCCAAGGCCAAGAACGAGAAGTCCGACTACCAGGCCATTGTGTACGTTGGCTATCACAACGGATCGATCATAGTGGATTCAAGCATTGACAGGCTGCCGACTTCAAAGATGCTTGCAAGGTGGGTGGAGTGGGATCGAGAACGCCGGCCTAAGATCTCAGGCTGTGAGGGGAATGCATTCCAGGAGCTGTTGATCGGAGAGTACTCGTCGGTATGTTCGGAGCTGGGCTACGCGCACGACGACCCCGTCTGTGTGATCAACACCATAGCCAAGCTTGTGAGGATCAGAGGCATTGGTCCTTGGTTGTCCAGGGGGTTGCTGAAGTTTAGGCGCACAGCCTCCAATGAACTTCTTGTCCAGCAGTTGAAGGAGGTTCCCAACGGTGGCCACGACGACGGACCTGATGCGCTGGCCGGCGCACTGAAGCTTCTTCTCCGGTTGCTGGGCGATGCCTTCGAGCAGAATGTGACAGAGTCTCTTGCCTGATTCCTCTTGGTTTGCGTTCTGTATCTCCATGAGCAAAAACAAACGCAAGACGACAGGTGCCAAGAAAACCCAGTATCCTATTGCTGAGGAATTGCCACCCAAGCTGTCCGGTTACCAGATCGCTTTGGCCTACTGGGAGAATGAGAAGTACATGTTCCCTGAGTCCGAGTGGGCAGACCGAGAACCGAAGCAAGAGGACTTCAAATGAACCAGGAAAAAGTTGACAAGCTGATCAAAGAGATCGAGAAGCATATGCGTTCGTTAGATCGCAAGGCTAAAAAATGCACCAAGGCAGGTGACGCGATGTGGGCCGCGGTTCATACTGGACGCGTGCTCGGGCTGCTTGATGCAAGGAACTTGATTCTCGAAGCACAACAATGAACGACGAGCGATTTTGAGGAAATAAATGCGAGTACTTGAGAATGTGTTGTCGTGTGGCATCGCAGCCGGCGTGGTGGGAAGCGTCCTTGTCGCGGCATTTGTTTTGCCCGTCGAGCAGAAGCCTTGGGAGTACAAATACAGAGCCAAGGTGGTCAGGGTTGTGGATGGTGATACGGTGGACTTGGAGGTGGATCTTGGGTTTGATGTGAAGCTATCTGGCCGGTTCCGATTACTGGGCCTGGATGCTCCAGAGATGAGGACTGAGGCTGGGAGGGTGTCAGCAGCCAAGCTGAAGGAATTGCTTCCAGAGGGTCAGGCAGTGGTGGTGGAGTCAGCTAAAGACAAAAGGGAAAAGTACGGGAGATACCTTGGAGTGATTTTTGTGGGAGAGCAGAATGTTAACCGTCGCATGGTGGAATTGGGGTTGGCTGTTGAAAAGGATTACTGAGCCTGTGGGGAGAAAGCATATCAACTTGGTGATCCGACGGACTCGATGGTTTGAGCATTGTCCAGAGGGTAAAGGCTTTGGCGAGGATGCCGAGAGCTTCATGCGTTTCTCTGAGTCCACATTCACTTTTGAGACCGTGGAGTTGAAGTTCGGGATGACAGCCGTTGGCGTAAAGCAAAGGATCCTGGATTCCCTTCCATCCGGCCAAAGTGTTTTCATCCAAGATCTGACAGATCTGGAGTTTGCAGCCGCGAAAAAGCTGATGGAAGAATCTTTTTGGTAAATCTGCGCCCTGTTTTGTGACAACCTGGGCCTTGTTATCTATGGCCAATGTGAATGTGGCCAAGTCAAGGTCAACTTCAAAGGGTCAGTCAGATGGAAACAGTTTTAGATTCAGCCAAGCTTCAGTCGATCGCCACCCACAATTGCGTGGTAACAGTCACCAATCCAGAGACTGGCAATCATCGCACTTTGCGGATCCGCACCATGGGCAAGGATTCCAAGTTCGCCCCAGGGGAGAGGGTGGCTGAGTTGCTGGTGGGTCCTGACAACACTTCAGACTTCAAGGGGTTTGGCTTCGTGTTGCCAGATGGCCGGGTTCAGCTGTGGAAGAAGAATGCAGGATCGCCTGTGTTCCAATGGTATGCCAAGTTCCTGGGCAACATGGAAGCCTTCCAGGAAAAGGGTTTTGAGGTTCAATACCAAAGCAGCTGTAGGAGGTGTAGCCGACCATTAACATGCCCAGAGTCCCTGAGGCTTGGCCTTGGTCCTGTATGCTCAGAACTCGAGTGATACCCCTCAAACAGGGGGGTGGCATGGGTGCGAAATCTGTAAACGTTTACAGATTCAAAATGGGGCAAAAGTGGGGTCGGCCAATAAAAATACAGGAAATGTGTCTAGTTTTGTCCGATTCAGCGTTCTATAGGTTTGAGTTTGTTTTCAGTGTGTTTTTTGTGGAGTAAGTAGCATGTTTGTAGTTCATCGCATTGGTGTAGAATCTTCCCTTACAGTGGCAATCATTCCAGAGACTTGCCAGGTCCTGTCGGCTGGGTTGGGTGGGAATGGCCTTCCAAGTCTTTGGTACTCGGTGGATGCCGTTGAGCCAGAGTCTTTTCAGGTGTTGGTTGTGGACAACATACCGACCGGGCAGATGGCGGGTTGCAGTTGTCCAAGGCACTTTCTTGGGACCGTCAATGTGGGTGGCAAGGTGAGCCATCTTTTCAGACGCACCCATCTGCCTCTCATCTCCATGGAAAAGGCTTTGTCAATGAAGGAGATGACACCGGCTCAGGTCCTGGATGAGTTGGCAGCCATGATGGTGCCGGCGTAGGATTGCCGGCTGGCTGGTTGGAAAAAATGAAAGCCTGTCTAGGTTTGGCCTGGCAGGCGTTCTATAGGTTTGGGTTCTTGTGTGACAGAGTGGTATTGTGGGGTGTGTGATGTTGAATAAAGACAGGATGATGGGGTCAGTGTTGGGGTTGGCGATCGGTGATGCGATGGGCCAATCTGTGGAGTTTAAGCAGAGGGGTTCTTTCCCTGAAGTGACTGGCTATCGTGGTGGAGGACCCTTTGGCTTGAATGCCGGGGAGTGGACGGATGATACTTCCATGGCCATTGCCTTCATGGATACCGTTATCCAGCAAGGTGGGTGCCCAGGTTTGATGTTTAATGCCAAAGGGCTTATGGATAGTTGGGTCAGTTGGTACAAGGAAGGCAAGTACTCAGTCAACGGAAGGTGCTTTGATATTGGTGGACGGACGCGGTCTTCGCTGGAGCATTACATCAAAACTAGAGATGTTCCATCGCTGGACAATGCAGCGCTTGGCAATGGGGCTGTGATGCGTCTTGCCCCAGCAGCGATCATGGATGCCTTTGTGTCTGTTCATCGAGGCAAGTGCCTCCCTGCAATGTCCTTGATGCAAGGTATGTTGACTCATCCCTCAATGGAGTCCTTTGCCG